TAATCATAAAACAACTGCAGTACAAAAGATAGAACAGCCTGATGGTATTTACTATCAAATATCAGGAAAGACGGGCGGCGATAACAGGGAGCGCATGACACAAGTCTATAAAGAAATAGACGATAAACTTGTACCTGTAGGAAAGGCTAGCTTCTACACTGGGGAGCACCCAGATGCTAAAACGGCAGGTACATTTGTTCAATTTGCTGCTATGGCTGCAGCTCCATTTACAGCTGGATGGTCCACTGCGGTAGGTGAGTTTGTTTTAGGTGCTGGTGCAGTTGGAGCACAAACGGTTGGATCTGCGATTATAGGTGCTACAGTAAATGGAATCAGTGCTGCAGCAGTTGGTGGTGATGTTAAAAAAGCTGTATTGAGTGGTGCAGCTACTGGTGCTATTAATGCTAATGCTGGCGATATTACAAATGCTATATTAGGTGCAGATACTGTAAATTCTATTGCAAGTGCCGTAAATTTAAAACCGGCTCAAGTGTCTAGTATATTTGCTAACTCTATAGGTAGTGGAGTTATTAAAGTAGTACAAGGCGGGGATTTGAGTGATTTCTTAACATCTTTTAAGGACACCCTTATATCTACGGGTGTTTCAGAAATAGCAGCAGCAAATGTAATGAAAGGATTAAGTGGTACGGTAAACACGGACACGATACGTCGTATCGGCAGTATTACAAAGATGGCATCTAATGTTGCCATTAATGCTAGTATGAAAAATTTAGATCCAGCTAAAGCTTTACAAATGTATATGCCTACCATTGTAACACGAGCATTGACTACTCCCGGTGGTGGATGATATAATAGATAGTTAGCTATAGAAGGGTGTAGCTTTCAATAACAATAACCCTTCATTATGGGCTATTTTAAATAATAGCCTTTGGGCCACCTGATGTAACAGCCCCCAACTAAAGAGGTAAGTATGTCTGAGCAACAACAAATTGAACACGTAAAAGTAGCAGGTTTCATTAAACGTAATGCAAATCATGAAAAAATAAAACAAGAAGAAGAAGAGTTAAAGCAGATGCTTGATACTTCAGATAATAAGAAAAATATTGAATCTGAAGATGCAGAAGATGATGACGGTGTTGTACCTGAAAGTGCAGAGGAACGTAGCTTTAAAAAGCGTTATGGCGATCTACGTAGACACTCACAAAAACAACAACTAGATCTACAAAAGAAGATCGATGAACTACAGGCACAACTAGAATCATCTACAAAAGAACAGATTAAGCTACCCAAAAGTGAAGAAGAATTAGAGGCATGGGTTAGTGAGTATCCAGACGTAGCAAAGATTGTTGAAACTATTGCCATTAAAAAAGCACGAGAACAGTCTGCTGAACTTGAATCCCGTGTTCATAAGATTAATCAGATGGCAGAGGAAGCTGAAAAGAAGAAAGCTGAAGCACAGCTTATGAAGTTACATCCCGACTTTGATGAAATCAGAGAGCAGGATGAATTCCATGAGTGGGTAGATAAGCAGCCCAAGTGGGTGCAACAAGCTTTATACGACAACGAAACAGACGCTATTTCAGCTGCACGTGCTATTGATCTGTACAAAGCTGATATGGGCATTGCAGGTAGTCGTAAGAAGGATACATATAAGGATGCTGCACGTTCAGTGATGGGTTCTAAACGATCACAGCCTAGTGAAAGAAACAATGACGTATTTTATGAATCTGATGTAGAGCGCATGTCAGCAGCTGAGTATGAGAAGAAACAAGATCTCATTATTGCTGCTATACGTTCTGGTAAATTTGTGTATGATAAGTCAGGTCACGCACGTTAGTATCATAGTAACTTGACAAATTTAAATTAAGTCAATATAACAAGAGCAAAGTAACGGGCGAAGAGGGTAGCTCCCCTGCTAATGCCGACACATTAGCTAGCCCATTTTCTTGTCGGAGATAAAATGGAACAGGTAAAGTGTTGCCGTAAGTGTGGCATTGAAAAGCCACTGACAGAGTTTCATAAAGATAAACATAAGAAGTTTGGGGTTCGTGGTATATGTAAGCCATGTGCTTGCATTGTTGGACACGAGTACTACTTGAAAAATGAAAACACGATAAAAAAGAGAGTGTCTGTAGCCCGAAAAAGTTACATACCAAAATATACTAGAGATATAGATTCAAGGTTAAAGAATCTTTGCACTAAAGCAAAGAATCGAAATAAAGAATTTAGTTTAGTCAATGAAGACTTACTAGATGTTTTTGAAGTGCAGCAAGGTCTTTGTGCTTATACAAAACTGCCGCTAGTAGCCGTAGCCAACCAGTTTAATACGATAAGCCTAGACCGAATCGATAGTAGTAAAGGCTATCACAAGGATAATATCCAATTAGTCTGTGCTGCTATCAATAAGATGAAACAAGAATATACAGAACATGTGTTCATTTCTTTGTGTCATCTTGTGGCGCAAAACAATAGACTATCAGACTTACCTGAAAATATATTGACCCGATAACTTTCGCACTCAATATTGACAGCCTCTGTAGTGAATGTTTAAGCGTATTTATATACTTATTCATTTATCTTAGGAGGATAAATCATGGCTTTTCCTAAAGCCCCGAATTACAACAACCTGCCAAATGGCAATTTCTCAGCTGTCATTTACAGCAAACAGGTACAACTTGCATTCCGTAAATCTTCAACCGTAGAAGATATCACTAACAGCGACTACTTCGGTGAGATCGCTAACATGGGTGATTCGGTTAAGATCATCAAAGAGCCTGAAGTTTCTGTTCAATCTTATGCTCGTGGCACACAAATCACGGCACAAGATCTTGATGACGAAGACTTCACCCTTGTCGTTGATCAAGCAAACTACTTTGCATTTAAGATTGATGACATTGAAGCTGCTCACAGTCATGTAAACTTCATGTCTATGGCATCTGATCGTGCAGCATATCGCTTGCGTGACCAGTATGATCAAGACGTTCTTGGCTACCTTGCAGGCTTCTATCAATCAGCTAAGCATGTCAATGCTGACACTGCACGTACAACTGCTCCTGGCACTAAGGCTGTTTCAACTGCAGGTTCAGATGAATTGCTTACTTCGATGAAGCTCCGTAAAGATAGCTTTGGTAATATTACCACTGCATCTGCAGGTGATCATTCCATTCCTCTTGCTGCTCGTCTTCCTGGCGCAACTGCACTTCCCACTGCAACTGCATCACCTTTAATGGTTATTGCACGTATGGGTCGTTTGCTAGATCAGCAGTTTGTTGATACCACAGGTCGTTGGTTGGTTGTCGATCCCGTCTTTATTGAATTGCTTAAAGACGAAGATAGTCGCCTATTGAACAGTGACTTTGGTGGTTCTGGTCTTCAAAATGGTCTTGTTATTAACAACCTTCACGGTTTCCGTGTTTATGTTTCTAACAACCTTCCCAAGATTGGCACTGGCCCAGGTACTACAGGTACTGCTAACCAGAACAGCAACTACGGTGTTATTGTAGCAGGTCATGAAGCTGCTGTTGCTACTGCACAGCAAATTACCAAGACTGAAAACTATCGTGACCCTGACAGTTTTGCTGACATTGTACGTGGTATGCACTTGTATGGCAGAAAAATTTTGAGGCCAGAAGCAATTGTAACCGCTAAATATAACGCAGCTTAATTGGAGGAAATATAAATGGCTACCGTTGACGTATCCCCAGGAATCCAAGCAGGTACTCATCCTGCACGTTCTATTCGTAATATGCCCTACATGGTCGAAGCTACACTCGACTTTGCAGTGGCTACTACCACCAAAGGCAGTGCTCTTGCAGCTGCTGATGTGATTGAAATCATTGACGTTCCAGCAGAGACACTCGTCATTGCTGCTGGTTATGAAGTCACTTCAACCATCACTGGTGATGTTACTGTCGATCTAGGCATCACTGGTGCTGATGCAGACGCATTTGTTGATGGTGCAGTGCTAGATAGCTCAGCTACTGGCTATGCAGCGCAACCTGCAGCGTATCAGCCCATTGTTCGTGGTTCTGCAGATACCATTGATCTATTGATCGCAACTTCTACGACTGCTATTTCTGCAGGTAAGGTCCGTGTTTGGGCACTACTTTGCAACATCGCAGATCGTGTAGGTCCCGTTGACGTAGATCGTGATCAGTTGGCTTAATAGCTAACTAACTATAGGGGCAGTGTCTAACAAGGCATTGCCCCCTTTCTATATGTTTACATTTACAGCAAATCTTTCTCCGGGTGCAGTTAATGTCGTTGCATCTAGCAATGGTCCTTTAGCAGTGACTGATTGGGCTAAACTAGCTGCAGATAAAATCATTCATGTAGGTGACAAAACAGAAGGTCCCATACGTGATCAAGCATTAGCTTACAAAAATAATATACAAAAGATTATTGAATACTATATTCAACAGGCAATTGTATCCCATGAAAGACATCTTATTGCAAGGATAAAGTAATGGCTATCACAACAGCAATGTGTACCTCCTTTAAAAAAGAATTGCTGGAAGGTAAACATGATTTTAATGCCTCCAGTGGTGATACATTCAAAATTGCCCTATACACATCAAGTGCTACGTTGGGTGCTAGTACGACTGACTATAGCTCGTCTAATGAAGTCACTGGTACTGGGTACACTGCCGGTGGTAATGCACTTACTAACATTGATCCTACTACCAGTGGTACTACTGCTTTTTGTGACTTTGCTGATACTACATGGTCTTCTGCAACGATTACAGCAAATGGTGCATTGATCTATAACACAACGACTGATGGTGGGTCTGGCACTACAAATGCCGTATGTGCTCTTGCTTTTGGTGGAGATAAAACTTCCACTAACGGAGATTTTGTTATTCAGTTTCCAGCGGCAGATGCGTCTAATGCCATTATCCGTATTGCTTAGTAGGGTGTAGCTATGCCTACATCTACCCGTTCTGGTGCTATCTATGGCATAGGAACGTATGGTAGTGTTTATTACGATGTTTCTAATGTATCTATAGTACCGGATGGGGTACAGGGTACTTGTACCACAGATAGTGGTGTAGTAATTGAAGCAGACGCTAGTCATGTAGTTATTGGCGTTGTAGCTACAGGTGCAGTTGGTCTCATAGGGCCTGGACAAATAAGTGGCGATAGCAATGTAGCTGTTACAGGTGTATCAGCCACAGGTGCTGTTAATGATAGTTTAAATTTTAGTCTAGGTCTACGTCATACTGTTACAGGGGTATCAGCCTCCGGTGCAAATAGTGCGCCTACTGTTGCAGCAGACGCTACTGTTAATGCCATAGGTGTAGTTGCTACTGCTCAAGTAACAACAGCTTCTATATCTGGTGATAGTAACGTAAGTGTTACTGGTAATGAAGCCACTGGATCAATAGGGACACCTACACAAGTAACTGTTAATAGAGTACCTGTAACAGGTGTAAGTGCAACAAATGCAGCAGGCACTGTAACTGTAGTAGCTAAAGCTTCTGTTATACCTACTGGTGTAAATGCTTTAGGTCAAGCTGGTGCTACAACTGTATTCGCTAAAGCAGTTGTATCTGTAACAGGTGTAAATGCTACAGGCTCAGTTGGCACTGTATCTATATTTGAAAATGCCCAGCCTACATTTAATGGTTTAAGTGCTACAGGTTCAGTGGGTACTGTAACTGTAGTGACAACACAGTTTGATTATGCAGCAGTTGCACATTTATATAGCAGAGATAGATTAGTTTACATACCTGCAGTTCAATCAACAACTGTAGAGCTTTCTAACAACCCGTACAGAACTATTAAAATACCTGCAAGTCCTAAACGAATTGTTTACATCACAGATTATCCTAAGACATCTGTAACTGTACAAAGACGTAGTACATCTGGTGATCGAAAAGAGAGGGTAGCATAGTGGCATATAGTTGGCCTAGCAAAGATCCTAATGAGATTCTAGACTACAGTATCGACTGGTCTAGATTCTTAGGTGGTGCAACAATCTCAACAGTCACATGGTCTGTAAGCACTTCAAGTACAGCTAAAACTAC